GGCGCCACAATCCATCGGAATTAAACGAGAGTCTCTCAAATGTAGTTTGGAGACTTTTAACAAATATCAGGGGGGTAAATATTGCGATGGACTAAAGGTCGAACAGTGGGAGGATGTGACCGACTGGCGTTGTCGGTGGGAGGTGAATATATCTGATGAGCAACATCAGAAATGCGAAAGAGAAAATGTTAAGTTGGTGCTGAATGACTTTCAGCCCTTTATTAACACTACTAAATATGCGGAATATTGTTGTAATGATAGTTGCGTACATAATAATACTGTAGCTATTATTGAGCGGCTCTGTTTAAACGTAGGTAAGCAGTACCCTGCCGGTGATCAGTCCATGGCGTCTGAACTAGACAAAACGTTCGACGCCTTTGCCGGCAATTGGCGTGACCATACCTCCGCAGAGCCATACACACTTGGAGAGACCGTAAAGGCATTCAGGGGTGCCAGAGAACAAATGGCATCTCAGGTGCACGATTTAGGTTTTCATTCCGTTTGTGCAGACCCAAAGCGATACTCTCGTGTCGCTGAGGAGTTAGCGGAGCTGCATTTCCCAGCGTATAGTACCAATCCTGAGGAATGTGACTTCGTATATATGCCAGATGAGGCCTTATTGGACTCCTGGAGCAAAATTACCGCTTTTGCCAAAGTGGAGTTTTTGCACCCCAGTAAAAATCCACGGAATATTTCACCAAGAAAACCCGAATTTAACCTAGTGTGGGCTCAGTTCACAAAGCCACTAGAAAAATACTTTTATACTAATTTGTGTGCCACCGGACGGCTTAAGAAATGGTGTACTAATCACCCGCAGCCGGGTGTTAGCAATCCTTGGATTGGCAAATCACTAAATAAGCTCGAACGTGGAAAGTTAGTACAATATAAATACCAATTATTTCACCAAAACTATGGTGTCAATCCCATTGTCCTACCTACGGATTGTAGCGGATTTGATGGGCACGAAACACAGTGGGTTTTGGAATGCGAAAATAGGTTTTATACTAAGTGTTTTCCTAGATTTAAGGCCTTTTTGAAAAAGCTACTTAAGCGAAAAATACTTAATAAGTTCTATACTAAGTGTGTGAAAGGAGTTATAAAAGGAGCGAGAATGTCCGGTGATATGGACACTGGGTTGGGCAATTCGCTCGACGCAGTCGCCTTTATAGTCACTTGCCTTAGGATATTACACATTACCCGTTACGACATTTTGTGTGACGGTGATGATTGTCTAATATTCGTTCACCCCGACGATGAGCAGCTGCTCTTGTCGAATATCAAGGATATTTACCTTAAGTTTGGACATGAACTTAAAGTTGAGGGTGTAGCAAGAGATATCACACAATTGGAGTGGTGCCAATCAAAACCGATTAGAGTTCTTGACTCGGATGGTGTGGAGCAGTATATGTTTGTACAGGATCCCCGTAAGGTCTTTGCAACTATGGGGTCACACATACACTGTCGAACGCCTGAAGAAGCCACCTCTTATTTCAATGGCATCGTCCACGCTTATCAAACTATCTATAGCGCTATCCCATTTTATCGACAACTAAAGGTAAAACCCGTTGAGACTAGTCGAAGTCAAAGGTTACCTGCGGGCCTCGTGCAAGAGCTATCAAAAATGCACAAGATTAAAACTACTGAATCCATAAACACATTACCCGATTTTTGTGCGGCCTTCGATATACCAATCGAGGCTGTAGATGGGCACATTCAGTGTGATCTTGGCGAAGTTTGGGCTCGTATGCGAGGTGAGTGAGGGCACGAATATCCGAAAGGAGGGGCCGTGCCTTGTCTAAATCATAATACAGATATTGGG